TTAGCCGATACCCCCGCCTAATGGGTTGAGTAAAACAGCATGCTGCAGGTAGTCCGGCGCAAGATGCGCGTAGGACATTGTCTGCTGAATGCTGGCATGCCCGAGAATCTTCTGCAGTGCAATAATATTCCCCCCACGCATCATGAAATGACTGGCAAAGGTATGCCGCAGCACGTGAGTGGCTTGTCCTCGAGGTAGGTCGGGCTTGACCTGCCGCAGCAGTTTACAAAATCGCTCATAGTCGACTTTAAACAGCTTACCGGTTGCCTTTGTTCTGACCTCATCCTCGAGCGCATCGGATATCGGGATAACTCGCGGCTTGTAATTCTTTGTTTCAAGAAACGTGATCCGGCCGTTGACCATTTGCGCCGGCCGCAGCGTGCTGACCTCGCCCCACCTGCCGCCAGTGCTCAGGCATACCAGGGCAATGAGACGATAATCGCCGGTTAGCGTACTGAGCAGGGCCGCGATCTCGTTGTTGTCGAGAAACGTCATCCCGGGATTTTTTTCAATCAATGGCGGTAAACCGTGAGCCGGGTTATCGCCCCGGTACTCTTCGAGCCGTATCAGCATGCTAAACATGCCGGACAGCCGATAAACATCGCGATTGATCGTCGCTGCGCTAATCCCATCGGCCAGGCGCTTGCTGCGATACTCCATTAACATGCGCTTAGTCAGTTTGTTGGCTGGAATATCCCCGATGCCTGCAATGGTTTTCCGCAGCTGCCGGCGTTCCGTCTCACCGTTTTTGTGATTCTGTCCGTGGTATAACCACCAGTCGCCGAGCAGCTCACTAAGTGCTCGCCGGTCCTGTTTTCCCGTCCCTTCTTTGCCGAATGAGTTTGCGAGCGTATAACGCTCAAACGCCACCGCATCGGCTTTCCTGTCAAATATCCGGCGCAGTCTCGTTCCGTTACTGCCCCGCGGTCTCATATCCAGTTCATAGCGTCCGTCGTCGAGTTTCTTAATGCTCATAAGAAAGCCCTCTGACGTATTGACCAGCGTTAATCCATAACTGGTCCATGTACTCAAAATAAATGTCTAACCAATTCTCCCGCGTTAACGGGCTGATTCTGTTGCGTTTTGACCAGTGTGCACAATGGCCGGCTCGACTTGCCCAGCCTCTGGCGCCGTTTTATCGGTCATTAGCCAGAGTGTGTATTTTTCAAACTGTGGTGTGTTTGTGACCTGCATTACCACCGTTATGCCGGGATCCTGATGCCCTCCTTCATAGTTCTTCACTGTTCCTAATGCTATCCCACTGATTTCGCAAAATTTAGCCTGGGTCAGCCCTTCAGCCTTTCGGATGGCTCGCAGTTTTTTACCAAGATTCATTTGACATGGTCCTGATCTAATGACTATATTCACCTCGAAAGGTCATTGATTCAGAACCTTTCTCGGCACATAAAACCCCTTGCGAACGGTGCCAAGCGTTTAGGAAGGGGTTCGACGCCAGATCGTAGCACACATAGTTAATTTTTAACGTTATGAGGTATAGCCATGCAAAGTGGAGGGTTATAAACGTGAACCAAGACGCATTACTCGTTACAGGACTGCATCCAGTCCATGCGGTAACCATGAGCCAGTTCGCTGGCCTTATCGGTAAACCTGAGAGCGCAATCCAGGAAATGGTTAAGCAGCACAAGCTACCCGTTGTTGAGCTGCGCGACCCGAAGAAACCCAATTCCCGGGCGGAAAAATGGGTCTACCTGCCGGAATTTAACCGCGCAATGCATGAGGCTTACCAAAACCGACCCAAAGAGCAACGCGACGCATGGCTGCTCTGGCTGGGTCTCTAAGGGGGTCAGTATGAATAACCCGGCATTAATCGAAGTATCACCAGGCGTATGGCGTTATGGCCAATTCACAATAATGAAGGTCCCCGCTAAATCTAGCGGCAGACGCCTGCAGCTGGCTTGTTATGAGGTTTGTCTCGGCGAGGACCGGCAATATTTTGGAAATTTTCGGGCACTGGCCGAGGCTTGCGAGTACATCAATTCGCTGTATGGCGTCCAGAAAGGGGAGCCTGAAACCTCGAGAGCGTTTATTGCTGCAGCTAACGCTGTTTTGTATATGTATGCAAAGCGGCAGAGTTTACGTAATGCGCCGGCAAATTCTCCCGCAGAAATTAATTGCGGGTATAACCAGCTTTTTAGCTTGGCAGATGTTGCCGCGTATGCCGGAGCGCGCGAGTCGGAGTTAATACGAGCGGCGGCGGAATATTGGAAGCGTTCCGAAGTGGTACCGGATTTTTTTAATTAAGGTTGTTAATGAATAATCCGAAAATTAAATGAAATATGGCGGGATTGCCTTATGAAAATTATTTATGCTCAGCAGTTTAATAAAGCGCTTGAGGATTATCATTTTAATAGTGAGTTTTCAGGCGATAACACAATGCCGTTTAAAGTCCTGTCAATGGCCGCGCATCATTTGTATGGCTGGTTTTTTTGTACTGGAGACACGCAAGCCGCTGCGGAAATGGCGCTCCTTCTTAACCAGCTGCGCCGCAATGAAGTACCGCGGCCCTTCAATCTCGAGCAATGCGAGGTTTGATGATGAGAGCAAAAGAATTCGGAGCGCCGACGGCGGAGCAGGTCGCCATCGGGCAGAAACATTTAAAACATATCCGAGAGTCATTTGATTTTCTCTCGGATAGATTCACGCATTACGTGATTTATTTTAATTCGCTGTCGTCAAGATATCGCGGATTAATTTATTTTACCGCAGGCATTAAGCGAGAGCGGCATAGCATTAACTTTCGCGATCTAACTGGTGCCGAGCAAGAGGCAGTAATGAAAGCAATGGACGAACTTGTCAGCCTTATTAATTCATTTCGCCATTTAGTCAATAAGCATTAATTAACCAGCGAGATTTTTTCAGGCGCTTTACTGCGTCGGGATTCGCTTTATCTAAAGTGAGGCTTTTATGTGTCATAAAAAAGAAATAATCCCGTCGGAAATACACAATATTCGACGAGATGCGAACACGGGGCGTCGATCATGAATGAGACGCTCGGCACTGTAATCTCGGTAGCGGTGGGGTTTATTTTGGCTCTGCTGCTGATTAACGCGCTGTTTCTGGTATACGCCGCGGTGCGGCTTGCGTGGTATCACTACCGGCTCAACCAGCTGCGCCGGGCTGGCTATATGCTGTTTATGCGCCAGCCGCCGCTATTCGAGGTTTTGCTCAGGTTCCGCACCTGGGATATTTACCACCTGGTCGACTTCCCGCCGCATTATGTTGAGTACGGGCGGCGCTGTGGCAAAAACGCCGCCGCGGAGCACTGGCGCAATGGCCGGTAAACCACACGGCACGCGCGGCCGCTATGAGCCGACGCCGCCACCACCATATCCCGGCGGGCCAGACCCGGCCGGGGTTTATCGCTGGCCGCAGCCGGAACGGCTACCGCCACCGATAGCACCGGCGCCGATATCTCAGGTCGTTAAACAGTACCGGCGCGGTCGTATGCCACCGGCGCCGGAGCTGGTACCGCCGGCGCAGCCGCCGGTCGCGCAATTCATTGAGCTATACCGCCGCGAGCAGCAGCGTGCTGAGCTGGCCACTATGCCGGCAGATGAGGCTCGCGCCGCATTCCTGCGCCGGCTGCTCGATGCCGCCGAGGACCGCTACTGGAAAAACGAGATCGCCATCGGTGACGCACTGCTCGCTCGTGAGCTCGAGCGGCACGACCCGGCGCTGGTCACTCTGGCCAATCTCAACGCCCGGCCAAAATTTATCAGACAGCCGCTGCTGTATCGCCTGCAGTTAATACGTGAGCAGGGCGACCCGGAGCGCACGAGTACATTTTTATCTGAGCACATCGAGACTGTACTCGCCCGCCTCGACGCCGTTATAAAACGGCAATTAACCATTCCCTACCGGCAATTTGCTGGCCGCGAGCGTCTCGACGACCTCCTGCGCCTGCCGCAGCTCGGCCGACGCTCAGTTAAAACGCTGGCCACGATGCTGGCGGCGCATATGGATGACATTTTTGTCCGATTGTATGCTGCGGTCGGCGGTGAACCGACGCCGCTCGAGCTGCTGCAGCTCTATAACAAGATAGGCCGCGAGGCGTTAAAGGTTTCTGTTACGCCACCATATTGGGATGCGCTGAGCATGGAACGCCGTAAGCGCGGCACTTTCCCGATCGACAAAATCCCCGGGGCGCTCTCTCGGCTGATTTGTGCAGCGTGGTGGGAAGGTAAGCTCTGGCACCTGCGCAGCATCTGGCGCGAGGAGCAGCTGCGCGCCGTTTGCCTGGTTAACCGTATTGCCTCGGAGTTCGTCAGCCATGACGCACTAATCGAGCGCCGGGAGCAGCGCCGCAAAAATCTGGATTACATCAGCGCACACGAGCTCGTTAACGATGAGGGCGTCACTCTTAGTATGGAGGACGTCTACTACGCCAGCGCCTCTAATCCGGTTATCAGGCGCATCGAAATGATGGCCACGGTTAAAGGGCTTTCGCTCGTTGCCGAGCAGCGCGGCGACTGCGCGGTGTACTGCACAATCACCACCCCGTCGAAATATCACGCCACCACCTCAGACGGCAGACCTAATCCGAAATGGTCGGGCGCCACCGTGCGCGAGAGCAGCGACTATCTGGTCGATATGTTCGCCAGCGTGCGCAAGAGCCTGCACCGTAAGGGGTTGCGCTGGTATGGCGTGCGCGTCGCCGAACCGCACCACGATGGTACCGTGCACTGGCACCTAGTCATATTTATGCGCAAGCGCGACCGCCGGCGCATTACGGCCGAGTTGCGGAAATTTGCGATCAGGAAGGACCGCGCCGAGCTCGGAAATAATACAAAACCCCGCTTTGACTGCGGCCTCATTGACCCTCGTAAGGGCTCGCCGGTGAGTTATATCGCCGCATATATCGGCAAAAATCTGGATGATGGGCCGCTGCGCGGGAAAAAAGACGCCAGCGGCAAGCCCATGAAAAGCGACGAGGCCGATCGGCCGATCGCGGACACTGTCGAGAATGCCGTCGCCTGGTCGTCATTGCACCGCGTGCGACAATTCCAATTTTTCGGCATCCCGAGCCGGCAGGCATACCGTGAGCTCCGGCTGCTGGCCACTCAACTGCAGCGCACGCTCAAACCCAAGCGAGGCGCGCCACTGCTGGCTAACCCTGAGCTTGACGCCGTACTCGCTGCGGCCGACGTCGGCTGCATCGCCACGTACATTACAAAACAGGGCGGCGTGATGACGCCCCGGGATCGTCATTTGGTGCGCACTGCCTACACCCTCGCCGACCAGCTCAACGACTACGGCGAGCAGGGCGTGCGGATTTTTGGTGTCTGGTCGCCGAAATATGGCCGCGACTCACGTATCTGCACGCACGCAGATAACTGGCGCCTGCAGCGGAAAAAAGCGCAGCCGGCCGATGCCGGCAGCGGTCCGGGTTTTGACGTTGACCCTTCCCGGGGCGGTCCTTCCGCCCCTTGGACCCGTGGCAATAACTGTCCCCCTGGCGAAAAAACAATCACGAAAAATGTGGAATTCGAACCGATAACCGACGAACAAATCCGTAATCCGGCACTTTTGACGCGGCCGCAGCGGTACGCACTACGGCGGAGGTTGCGTGCCGGCGTTGAAAAACTACATAAACCACCGCAACGGGTACCACCGCCAGCCCCGGATAAGGCTGATTTTGTCCGTGATGCGCTCGGCGCGATGGGCATCACGGCCGATGATGGCCAGATTGCGGCTATTTTGCGCGGCGCGGCGCTCAGGCTGGACGGTGACGTCGTGCAGCTGCGCCGCGGCGTGCTCGATGTCCGGCCAGAGCGACAGTATTGTCGCGCCTGCTGCAGGGAAATTAACGAACAAAATCCGGTTATATCTACCGGCTGCGCTGTCTGTGAGGACGACGCTTAGTGGGTGCGTAATTGCATGTGACTTGACTGCTCGTTTGCATTTTACTTGACCATATCCAACAAAAAATAACTACTGACGTTGAGGTTGAAAGACATGGCATCGTCTGACCGGCAGCTGTGTGTCAAAAACTGCCCCTGTCTTTTTGTTAACCGCACCACCAATTGTATGGATGTTTTCTATATATCAAGCTACATTGAGATAGCTATTTAATGGCTTAAACAATAATAGACACTATGCTCAGGAAGGAAAAGCGCGGATGCCAATACCTATACTCTATACAGAACGCTTACTGTTAAAACCATTATCCTCAGATGATTCCTCACAAATTCAAAAACTTTATCCTCGCTGGGAGATTGTTCGGTACATGGTTTCATCAGTACCATGGCCCTATCCGGATAATGGTGCCGAGAATTATGTCAATAACGTGGCCTTGCCTGATATAGCAAATGGAATCGCTTGGATCTGGACTATCAGACATCGTGAAACACCTGACAACCTGGTAGGTTTAATCTGTCTGTATGATGTTGAGGATAATAATCGAGGATTTTGGTTAGCTCCGGAGCATCAGGGAAAAGGATTTATGCGCGAGGCCTGTAATGCAGCTACAGATTATTGGTTTAATTCTTTAAATAAGACTGTATTGCGTGCGCCGAAAGCGGCTCTCAATAACCGTTCCAAACGTATTTCAGAAAGCAGTGGCATGCGGCTCATCAGGACTGAAAAGAAAGCGTATGTCAGCGGTATTCTGGATTCTGAGCTATGGGAAATTACCCGTGACGAATGGAATGCTCGTAAGGGTGGATAATACGATTATGTCACGTCTGCTTATCGCTCATAGCGGACCTAACAGCCTTGCTTTACTTCACTGGAGCCGACGCAATGGACTGGATAAAGCCGGCCAAAAAAGTATTCGCTCGATATTGTTTAACGCTGGCCGACGCGAAAACTAGCTTTTTGTGTCGGCCGGGGTTGAACAACGAGCCTCGCGAGGCGTTAGTGCCATAAAAAACCCCGCTTTCGCGGGGTTTCTGTTTCAGCCTGCAGGCTGCAGCAGCTCGAGCAGCAGCTGCCGCTCCTCGGGTTTGAGTCGCTCGACAATCCCCTGCAGCAGTCCGCTGTTATCCAGCCCGCTGGGGGTAATGTCATGCTCGCGGCTCATACTCCACGCCGAGGTCCGGCTACATTCCACGTTTGTGCACGTGTAATAACAGGTCGCATACTCGCCGCGCTTCTGCCAGTTAGTTTTGCGGTTATGCATCCGGGCGCCGCACGCGCTGCAGGTAACAATAATAACGGCCATTGACCAGCCTCCGGGGTTGCGGGATTGGCCAGATTTTAGCACTTTACGCCGCCTTTTACTCATAAAGCCCCCGATTCACCAGGTGTAATTACAACCTCATTCTGCGGCCGCTCAGTTTTTGGCGGATTATGGCCATCAAAGCCGTTAAATTTCAGTTTCAACCGCGGCGGGATTTCATCATCTTGATCCACCATGCTGGCGAGCATCCGCTGCACCGGGATAACCTCATCGAGGCGGTAGGTCTCGCGCGCCGTTTCCGGGTTCGGCAGGCCGGCGGTATTCTGCGGAATAATCCCGGCGAGCCCGGCCGGGAACCGGTGAGCCGTGAGCACGTCCTGCGCGCTGATATTTTTAATATTGCTGAACTCGTCTTTAACGCCGGCGTCGCCAATGGGGATAAACTGGACCCCTTTCTCGCCGCCGTCGGCGATGTTGATATACATCATTTTAAAATTGCCAACCCCTTTCGATTGCTCGATTTTTTCTGCAATGTCGTCCTCCATCTCATCAGTGAGGTTTGGGTCAGTGGTGTAGACAATCCCGCCAGTGTGGGCGCCGTTGTGGTAGTAGCGCCGGCGAAATATCGTCGCCTCAGTATTGAGTAACGCGCTATGCATGCCGCCGATGTAATCCGGCAGGCCATAAACCTGCTGTTGCGGATCGTACTGGCGCGAAAACAGCACATCACGAGCAGGATAAATCAGCGCCGGCCCTTTCTGCAGTACCGCAAAATCACCATCTTTACGCCGGCGCACATACATACCCGGCAGTGGTACCAGGTCGACCACGTCGCGCCAGCCGTTGCGCACTTTGAGCAGCGCTACATCGCCAAACATAAACCAGTCCGACGCCGCCTGCCTTAGCTCCATTAAGCTGAGACCGCCGCCCAGATAGTCGGACAGCACCATATTCCCGCGGGCGTAGAGTATCGAGCCGTGCGCCGCGCACATGTTGGCCAGCTGCGCCAGCGCGAGCCGGTCTATCGGCTGGCGCCAGTAGTTCGCGGCCTCGTCGAACCATATTTCGTGGTATTGCGTGCCCTGCGTAAGTACCGGCATTGGTGTGTCGGTGGTCACAATACTGAATTTTCGGCCGGACTTTGCCGGCGCGGCCGGCTGCGTCTGCGGCCGCTTTTTGTAGCGCTGTTTCCTGCTCATTGATTTTACCTGTCAGACGTCGCGCCCAGCCCGATTTGCGCTTGCGCTCGTTGTTGAGGGGTTCGCAGATAACTGCGTGTGAGATGGCGAAAAATTTGTCGGCATGGCCGGTTTCGGCGCTGCGATCGGCGACGAACGTCATCGAGCCGCCGCTGTTGGTTGTCGTGTGGCGTATAGCCATAAAGCTGGCAGCGATGCCGCGGTCCTCTGAATCCCACGCGAGCCGCTTGTGCTCGACGAGGTCAACCATTTTGAGGACCAGGTCATTTTTTGATTTGACGCTGTAATGAATGGCCACGGCCTGCCGGCGGGCAAATTCCTGGACCATTTCAAACACTGGCCCGCCGATGCCCGTCACATCGACGCCGATGTGCGTTATCCGGTACCGTTCAAAATATTCTCTTATCCGCTCGACCTGCCATTTCCAGTTAAACCCGTGCCACGTGTCGACGCGCAGCACGCGGAATGGCTCGCCGTCGGCCTGCGGCGGCGCTACGATGACAAAACAGGCTGTATCGCCACTGCGGGCGGGGTCATAGCCGGCCCATACCTCGCGCTGGCCAAATGGCCGGATTGCGTCGGGGTCGTGATCCTGCCATGTGCTGACGCTGGCGAGGCAGCGCTCGACCTGGGCGAAGCTGAACACGGCGTCGCCAGCGTCGACAAACTCGCACATATACAACTGTTTGAATGCGCTGGTGCTGTTCTCCTCCTGGATTTCCTCGATATTGATAAGCACGAGCGTGGGGTCGCCGGCTGCGGCCGCGGCGGCTTCCATATCCCGGACCGCCTCCTCGACGGTCGTAATAAGTCGCCAGTGGTTGTCGGGGCACATGACCCCGCTCTGCATGTCGGTAAACGATGGAAACGCCACGTTTTCGCGTTTAGCTGAGCCTTTGCGCCACTCGTCGCCAGTCCAGAACGGGTAAGCCTGGTGCGTTTTCGCTGACGGGGTCGAGATATAGGTCCGGCGCAGGTAGGTATGCGTAGCGATAGCGCCGGCGACTTTTTTCAATTCGCGGAAATTCCGCTGCCAGAGAAATTCGTCGATATAAATATTTGCACAAAAACCCTGCGCGGTGCTCGAGTTGGTCGATAGGAAGTGCAGCTCGGCGCCGTTGCTCAAAATGATGGGGTCGCCGGTCAGCTCGAGGCCGAAAAGCTGCTGCGCAAATTTGACGATATAACGCCGAAAAATCAGCGACTGCGGCCGGCTGGCAGACAAAAACGCCTGATTATTACCGGTGAGGATGGCGTCCTCGAGCGCCTCAAACGCTGCATACCAGGTGGCGCCAATCTGGCGCGACTTAAGCCAAATACGGTTACGGTGGTGTTTTGCGTCGCGTAGTTTCTTCTGATAACCGAACAACCCGTCGACGAATTTCTGCAAATCCTCCCGACTGATACTGTCGATATTATTGCGTTTACGTCGCCCGCGGCGCTGCGGGGTCTCCTGACCGTCACCGACTGGCGCGCCGCCACCCTCGCGATCGGCGCTGCGTTCGGTGTCGGCAGTGGCGCCGGTACCGCCGCCTAGCTCGAGCTGCCGCATTTTTTCGGCATGTTTATGCCGGCTGGAAATGAGCCGCACGTGCATATCGATATATTTATCGAGCTCGCGCAGCTCGGCCTCGGTTTTATTTTCCCTGTCAACCAGCGCCGCCGCCCGGCGGTTTATAATCTCCTCGAGTCCTTCCTCGCTAAGCAATTCACGCCAGTTATATTTTTCCGCCCACGAATACACGACCCGCACGGAATTGAGTTTTAATTCCTCGGCGATTTCCTTCGGGGTCCACCGCTTGAGGTAAAACGACCGGGCGAGCTTTATCGTTTCTTCTGGGTAGCGGGATTTTCGGGCTTCTCTTTTCATTGGCCCATTATCGTTATTTAGTTAATGGCAAATGAGAGGTAAATATCTTGTTGGTTCTAAATAAGTAATTATTACGAATTAACCGGAATTAAACCCGGTGCCCGTTAATTACTAATCGCTGATACTGGCGGCATCGTATTCATTACGGAAAGCATCGCAATGGCACGCTCTCATTTAATGACAGACTGGATATGTATTGCCACGGAAGGAGAAACGGTTGATGGCCGTAATTTAGAGGCACAATGGCTCATTGATATGGCCGAAGCCTACGACGCTGAGGGTATTTATACAGCACTGCTGTGGCCGGAGCACGAAAGATGGTGGGGTAGTTGCGGCGAAGTGCTGGCGCTTAAGTGTGAGCAGGTCGATGGCCAAACAAAGCTATACGCTCGCCTGCGCCCTGAGCAGGAATTACTTTACGCGAACCAGCGCGGACAACTGCTGTTTTGCAGCATCGAACCGACCCCGACGCTCAATTTTCGCGGCAGCGGCAAGCCCTATCTAGAGGGGCTGGGAGTGACTAACCAGCCAGCAAGCGTCGGCCTTGATCGTATGCGCTTTAACGCTAAAGAAACCGGCGCCATTTACGGCGCATTCGAGCCGCTGGTATTTCGCGACGTGGCAGAAATTGACGAGGACGATATGAGCAATAAAAGCACATCACCCAAAAAAACGTTATTCCGCAGCCTGTTTAATATTCCTGACCCGGAAAGTAAAAAAACGGAAGGTAAACCGGTGGAAAAACCTAAAAAAAGCATGTTTAGCAAGAGTATGAAATTTTCAGAAGAGCAAATCGAATCACTGGTCGAGGTGGTGGAAGAGCTGGTCGAAGAAAACGAAACGCTTACCGAAACACTCATCGAGATTAAAGAGAAGCTCGATGAAGTCGCCGAGAAAGTCGACGCGGTAGAGGGCGAGGTGAGCAGCGATGAATATAAAAAAATGCGTAGTCAAATTAAAGATGTTAACGCTAAATTCGCTAAGCTCGACAACGTTACCACAAACTTGCCAGACAATAACCCCGGCGATAAAGGCCCAAAAAAATACGCTTTCTGAAATAAAGCTAATTGACCAGCGAAATAAAGCGCCGGGGCCATTTTGCGGCCTGCGCCTCGATAAAGTGAGAAAAAATTATGACCGTTAATATTAATCGCATGTACGAGTTAACGTCGGCCTACTGCCGGCACGTCGCGCAGGCAACCGGCGGCGATTTATCAAAATTACCGCTGACCAACACCGGCGTTGGCCTGTTTTCCATTAGTCCGCCGCAGGAAACGGCGCTGCGTCTGGCATTAATGGAAGCCAACTGGTTTTTGCCGTTGATCCACGTGCGCGAAACTGCGCAGATTCGCGGGCAGGTGATTGACGTCGGTAATCCGGGTTTATTCACCGGCCGTAAGCAGGGCCGATATACCAAGGACGTCGGCGTCAGTGGTAACACCTACCAGCTGTATAAAACTGACAGCTGCGCCCGCCTGCCATGGGAAATGCTCGCCGACTGGATACATTCAGGCACGACAGACGAGGAGTTTATCGCCCTGGTCGCTGAGTTCACTATCCGCTCATACGCTAACGATATCGTGCGCATCGGGTTTAACGGCACGCATGTGGCGCCGGTGACTGACGAAGACAACTACCCGAACGGCGAGGACGTTAACATCGGCTGGCACCAGATAGCGAAAAATTTCGACACGCTGCACGCCAACCCGGCCACGCCTGACGAGGATCGCATCCCGGGCTTTACTCCCCGCGTGCTCAATCCCGGACCCATTACGCTGGGGCCCACCGGCGACGTTAAGACCCTCGACGCGCTGGCATCGCTGCTGATTTCTACGACTATTCCTGCGCAGTTCCAGAGCGACCCCAGCATCGTTTTGCTGGTCGGGCATGACCTCGTCGCCGCCGAGCAGTTCCGACTGTTCCAGGAAGCAGGCAAACCGACGGAAAACATCGCCGCGCAGATGCTGGCAAACACCGTCGCCGGTCGTCGCGTTCACGTCGCGCCGTTCTTGCCTGGTAAACGTATTGCCGCCACCACGCTGCAAAACCTGCAGGTGCTGACGCAACGCGGTACGCAGCAGCGCCGCGCCGAACACGTGCAGGATCGTGAGGGGTTCGAAAATGCCTGGTGGCGTATGCAGGGTTATGCCCTGGGTCATCCGATGATGTATGGCGCGTTCGACGACGACGTTATCGAAATCGAGGACGAGGACGTCATCAAGGGCGCTCTCGGTGGCTGATGTCGCCGGCGTGGCCGGGAGGCTGCGCCGATGTGATACACGATTTTAAGGGGGTAGTTTTTATGGGGTTTAACGCGCTCAGCTTCCGCCGGCAAATGCTCAACCACGCGGAGAAAAACCGACCCGGCCGCAATGATGCAGCCCCGACTCATGAGGTCAGCGATAGCCTGCATTTGCAGCTGCTGGCGCTCGACCGTGACCTGCAGCGGTTACGCGACTTGTCGCAGATAAAACAGCGCGTCGATCTCAAACGCGACGAGCTGTTACCAAAATGGGCGCCCTATGTCGAGCGGTACCTGAGCGCCGGCGAGGTTTACCCCTACGCCGTTTTCGGCTGGTGCGTTATCTGGCTGTTTGACGTGGGCGACCTCGAGCGGGCGCTCGACTGGGCCGACATTGCTATCGCGCAGGACCAGCCGACCCCGGAGCGCCTGCGGTCCCGCTTCCCGGCATTCGTTGCCGACCAGATTCTTGCCTGGGCAGAGCTGCAGGCCGAGTCTGGCCACGCCATCGAGCCGTATTTTTCGCGGGTATTTAAACACGTGCGTGAGGACTGGCGACTGCACGAGAAGCACACGGCCAAATTTTATAAATTCGCCGGCGAGCTGCTGCTGCGTGACCAGACCGGGACGCCGGCGCCGAGTGTTATCACTGACCGTGAACGGCTCGCGAAATCGCTCGAGCTGCTGCTCGTTGCCGATCGGCTCTGGCCGAAAATTGGCGTTAAATCACGAATTAATCGCGTTGAGGCTCGCCTGCGCCAGCTCGAGAAAGAGCAGCAGCCGGCTGACAGCGACGCATAGTTTTAGCTGGCCACTGGCCAGCTTTACCGGCACCCGGCCAGCCGGGGCGGGCGCAGGTGGAGGCCGCAGCGCGTAAGTGCTGAACCGGGCCGGGGAAACCTGGACAGCCCGCACCCATTCAGGAGGCGATCACGTGTTACGACCGGGCAACAACGGCTATCAGGCCGCGACCCTTCAAAATACGGAATTCTGGCCGGATCTCGAGCTTGAGGACTTCCAGCGCCAGCGCTCGATACCGCCGGATATTAATCACGAGACGGTCGCCGGCGCCCTGCTTACTGCAGTGAGTGAAATTAACGCCAGCCTGCTGACATTTGTCAGCAAACAGCAGCGTGCGGGGTATTCGACGGCTGCAGCAGTGCCCGGGGCAAAAATTGAAGGGGTGAATGAACTCACCGCACTGTATATCCGGGCGGTGCACGCCCGGGCAAAGGCCGACCTGATGGGCGAATTTGCGGCAATAAGCCGGCAAAAAGAAAACACCAATCAGGACGCACCGCAGACAAAGGCGTCGCTACTTGCCGAGGCTGCGGTCGCTATACGTCGAATTAAAGGGCTTAAGCGCGTGGGGGTTCACCTGATATGAAAACGCAGCTCGATGCACTGTTCGGATTTGTTACCAGCAATCTGCCGGCGCGCCTGCAGGATACGTCGGGCTTTGATAGCTGGATGGAAAATATCGAACTCACCGTCGACGAAAAAAACGTCGGCAAGCTGGCGCCGGAGGATGGCGGGGGAATGCAGAAACGCATCGCGATTCGACGTTATGACGGCGTTCTCGCATGGGAGCGCTGGCCATATCGCCAAATCGACCCCGATGTGCTGTTCGCCCTGGTGGGGGCGTGGCTTGGGGAGCACGCCGACGACCTGCGCGAGCGACTAAACCTCGGCAGTCCGATGCCTGACGTTGAAATCCGCGATAACGAGAGCGCGATCGTCGCTATTTCGGTGCCGCTGGCCGATGAGCTCATTTTGGTGCCGGACCCCGACGGCATTATCCCGCTGCGCGGCCTGCGTTACAGCCTCGCCGGTGCGCAAATACGACCGGCGGAAACGTTCGGGATTGCAGCGCAGCCGAAACGGGAGATTGAGCGATGAATATTTCGCTAACGTTGAACACGCAGCAGTTTAAAGAAATGCGCCGACAGATTGACGCGCTCAACCTGCCGCCGCGAAAACAGGAGCGGCTGCTGTGGCGCATTCTGCAACGTGGCGTTATGCCTGCCGCGCGAGCTCACCAGCGCCGGCAGGAGAGCGCCGACGGGGTGAAATGGCCCGGGCGGGCCCGCGGGGGCAAAAAAAAGATGCTGCGTCAGCTGCCAAAAATGATGGCCATCCGGCAGATGCCGGCGAAATCGTCGGCGCTGATTTATCTCAGAGGCAGCAAACGCGTGCCGCCGGGCGTGGTGGGGGCAGCGCAGCAGGGCGGGCAGACCGTGACGGTAACGGCCAGCCAGGCGAAAGTACAGAAAAAAACTGAAGGCATGGCCACGCTCAAGCAGGCGCGACGCCTGCGTCAGCTGGGTTATATGCAGTATCCGGTGACCGACCCGCGGGTCGCAAAATTAGACGAGATCCTCGTCAGTCTGACCCGGGATAAGGCCGGGCTGATTATTCGCAACATGGAAGGGCGGGAGGCAAAAAAGACCTGGAAAAACACATTACCGGCGCGTGAGTTTTTGGCGGTGAGTGACGATGAATTCAACAAAATCCTCGCGCGTCAGCTGCAGGCTGTGAATTACGGCCTCGGCGTGCGGGCGCAGGACGTCAAGGGGAAGGTAAAGCGATGACATGGCCAACCGTAGATATTAACCAGATTAACCAGTATCAGGGCGCAATCACTGAAATCGAGCGCACGATGCTGCTCGTCGGCGCTGCCGGTGCTAACGCCGGCGACAAAAACCCGTTAACGGTCGTTAACGCACAAACCGATCTCGACAGCGAGCTCGGGCACGTCTCGCCGGTACTGCTGGAGCAGGTCCGGGCGGCGCAGGTAAATGGCGGGCAGGGCTGGGGCGCCTATGTCCTGGCCATTGACCCGGCCACCGCCCTGCCAGCGGCGTGGCCGGCTGCTATCGGGCTGGCGCTGTCCGACGTGAGCGTCGAGGGGGTGCTTGTTTGCAGCGATGTAGACGACGCGACCACCGGCCGGAAACTAATCAACGACCTGCAGGCGCTGCGGGCATCGCTTATCAGCTCACTGGGGCGCCGTGTGTGGTTCATCGTCACCGTAGCCGGCGCAGCCGCAAAAAAACAAACCTGGGCAGATTACCGCACCTGGCTCAATACGCTGCAGAAGGACGTCGCCGCAAATGCGGTGATGCTGGTCCCGTCATTGTGGCTGAATGAGGCCGGAGCGCTCGCGGGCCGGCTATGTAATGCCGCCGTGACCGTTGCTGATAGTCCGATGCGCGTCGCTACCGGCGAGCTGCTCGGGCTCGGTATTGATTCCAGCGATAAGCCGGTCGATGCCGATGGCGTAGAAATCTCACTTGCTTACCTGCAGGCGTTCCACGACCTGCGCTATAGCGTGCCGGCATGGCATCCAGATTACGAGGGCGTTTACTGGTCCGACGGCCTGCTGCTCGAGGTTAAGGGCGGAGATTACAGCGTCATAGAGCACCTGCGCGTACTCGATAAAGCCGCTCGCCGGGTCCGTCTGCGGGCCATTCCGAAAATTGCCGACCGGGGGCTCAATAACACCGAAGCCAGCATCGAGCGCCATAAAACCTATTTTGCGGCGCCGCTGCGTGAAATGTCGCGCTCGGTACAAATTGGCATTACGACATTTCCGGGCGATATCGAGCCTCCACAAGAGGGGGATATCACGATCACATGGCTAACCCGCGAGCACGTGGTGATAGGTGTGTCAGCGAAGCCATATACCTGCCCGAAAAAAATCACCATCAATATTGCGCTCGATCTGAGCCTGGAGGATTAACTCATGACATCACGCATCGGGGGGATGGATTACGACGTGAGTTTCGGTACCGAGGAGGTGCACGTCGAAAGCTGCACGCTCGATATTACCGATAACACGGCAGTCGCCAAAAATAAGGGGCGTCCGGCTGGCCACGTTAACGGCGATTGCACGGCCGAGGGTGAAATCGAGGTCGATGAGAAAAATTTTAACAAACTAAACGTTGCGGCCGGCGCGGCCGGTGGTTGGCGACGGCTCAGGCCTGGCGACATGTTGTTTTATGCAAACACCGGCGACGAGGTCTCAAAAGTGGAGGCGTTCGGCTGCAAGCTGATTCTCACGTCAATTATTAATATCGACCCTAACGGGGCCGATAAATCGACGAAAAAAATCAAGTTTCTGGTGACCGGAGAGGAGTTTATCAAAATCAACGGCGTGCCGGTGCTGAGCGAGGACGACGTGAGCGGCCTCGCGGGGTAAATCATCGTGTTAGGAGCCTGGGCGCTGTTGCTGTTGTTGTTCGGTGTCGGCGCTGCGGTTGAACTGGCGCGCGTTCTGAATAGTGACGAGCAAATCACAATGCGGCTGATTGTCAGCCGGATGCTGGCCGGCGCGGTGACTGCAGTCCTTGCGCTGCTGGCCAAATTTAAACACCCGGATATCGAAGACCTCGCGGTCGTCGGGCTGGGGGCGGCAGTGGCGGCGGTGGGGTATACCGCGTTGCAGCCGGCACTTAAAAAACTGCTTAAAGCGCTGGCGCGCGTCAATCTGAGCGACGACGGCGGGAGAAAGGGCGATGACTAAAGACGAAATTATCGACGACATCATCCAGCGTGAAGCCGGTTATGTGAATCATCCGGCAGACCGCGGCGGGCCGACAAACTGGGGTATTACCGCAAAAACCGCGCTTGCGCACGGTTATCACGATGTAAAAGCGCTCACGCGTGAGCAGGCCCGGGCGATTTACGAGGCGGATTACTGGTACGGTCCGCGGTTCGACCAGGTGGCCGCAGTAGATGCAGCTATCGCTGATGAGCTGTGCGATACCGGCGTCAATATGGGGCCGGCCGTGGCCAGTAAGTTTCTGCAGCGCTGGCTGTCTGCGCTCAACCTGCAGGGCAAGCTCTATCCCGATCTTGACGCCGACGGGCGCATCGGTCCGCGGACTATCACTGCACTGCAGGCGTATTTAAAACACCGCGGCGCCGACGGGCGCACCGTGATGCTACGCGGCCTGAATTCCAGCCAGGGCGCCCGGTATCTCGAGCTTGCCGAAAGCCGGCCAGCTAACGAGGCGTTTCTCTTTGGCTGGATACTTAACCGCGTGGGGTGACCTCATGAAACTGTCGCAGATTTTCAGCCTGTGGCCGGCCCTCATGATTGGGCTGTTCGTCGGTATGTTGGCCAGCGCACTGCAGGTTAATGCCGTGATTAGCAGCGGACTGCGCGAGGCGCAGGCAATGTCCACCACTGAGCGCACCAATCTGATTAACGATATTTCGACCGCGTCGGCCGAAAAGGTCGCCGGCAGGCTGGAGGAGCTTCACAGCAATGAAATCACCGTCGAAAAGCATTTCACAACGGAAATTATTAAGCCGGTATTTACCAGCATTTGCGCTACTGATGAGTACGTCCGGTTGTTCAACGAATCCAGCGCCGCGGCCGAGCGAGCCTTATCAGGTCATATTGATGGCCGAATGCCCGGAAACCCTGCCGCGCCTCACCGGTAACACTGGCGCCCACTTTGACCAGGTGCTGCGCCCATTGCGCAGCATGTATACCACCTGCGCCGCGAGGCATAACCAGCTCGTGCGCGAGATTAAACAGAGAGAGAGCATCAAATGAGTGAGCAGAAAACAATCACCCTGACCGTTAACGGCACCGACCTGATTTTTGAACCGAACCGCGTGGCGTACAACCAGTTATTAAACTCGCTGGAAGTCAAAAACAAAACCGGCGCCGTGCGCGATTACCTGCTGAAAATCGTCAGCCCGGAAAGCCGCAGCGCCCTGCTGGAGCTGCTCGACGCTAACCCCAGCGCCGGCATGCAGCTGGCGCCGGCTATCAATGACACATTCGCGCCAGCGCTGGAAATCGAAATAAAAAAATAGACGCTCTACTGGCCAGCATCCGGCGCAACCGGTACGAGCAACTGGTCATCCTGCGCCGGCATTTTCTGCCGGCGCCATCTGACGCCGACGAGCCGGCCGACAGCCTGCTCAATCTCGCCCGGGCGGCGTGGCTGGCAGAGTACCATCACGAGCGCGACGTCAACGCCACCGCAGCGGCGATCGCCTACGCACTCACCGGTAAACGCTGATGAAAGAATTAACATTTGCCCTGAATCTCAAAAACAATCTGAGCAGCCCGCTAGGCAAGGCGCAGGCGTCGGTTGAGTCGTTTTCGGCCGGTGCCGGCGCGGCGATTAAACGCCTCGCCGGTGGCGCCGCGGGGATATGGGCGACCACAAAATCACTCACCGGCCTGCTGCGGCCAGCAAGTGACGTGAAATCGGCGCTCGATGAGCTGTCAACGCGTAACGTTAGCGAAGATGCGTTAAAAAAAATCTCACTGCAGGCGGCGCAATTCAGCTCTGATTACGGCGTCGCGGCAACCGATTTTATCGGCTCGGTGACGACAATCCGCTCGGCGCTGGCCGGACTGACCGACGACGAGCTGCCGCGCACAGCGTTAGCCGTTAATACGCTGGCCGTTGCGTCAAAAAGCAGCGGCGAGGCTGCAGCGCAATATATTTCGAGTCTGGCGAGCCATTTCGCTGGCGAGGCCAGCCGCATAGGCAATGTGGCATTTGCTGAGAATCTGGCATCAAAAACCGCCTGGCTTGTCCAGAACACCGGGCAGGACATGGCGCAGATACAGCAGCTACTGCTGGGGGCAAAGGGCACCGGCACGGGCTACGGCGTCGGCATGGATGAGCAGCTCGCGGTGCTGGGTAACCTCGGCAACGCCGTGGGTAGTGGTGCCGGTTCGGTTTACGAGGCCTTTCTCAAAAATGCCCGCAGCGGCGCACAGGCGCTCGGCGTTAGTTTTACCGACGCACAGGGCCGGCTGCTGGCGTTCCCGGACATTCTCGACAAGCTGCAGGCTAAATATGGCGATTCCGTGGCCGGCAATATCCAGCTGCAGGAAAAACTCAACAAGGCGTTTGGCAAAGGCGCGCTGGCGCTGATTAAAACATGGGGGTCGGCCGACAAGCTGCGAAAACAGATCCAAGCCCTGCAGGGCACGCAGGGGCTCGCCGGCGCCACGAGCATGGCCGACAAAATGGCCGATATCTGGGCGCGCCTGAGCCAGGTCGGCAATCGGATAAAAAACGCGTTTGGCAGCGCATTGCTGCCGGTGTTTGAGCCGTTGATAAACAAAGTTATTGCACTGCAGGCGCAGTTTGCGCGCTGGCTGGAAATGTTCCCGAATATCACCCGCTGGCTCGGTTACGTTGTGATTGGTCTGTCGGCCATGACGGCTATCGCATCGCTGCTCGCGCTGTGGTCCGGGGTAAAACTGCTCGGCGGTCTGCTGGGGTTAAAGACGGCGCTAGGGCTACTAAATGTCACGCTATGGCCGACCCGCATCGGCCTGCTGGCGCTGGCCATTCAGGCCAAGGCGCTGGCCGTTTGGGCCGGCGTCAGCAAAGTGGCGATCGTCGCATGGAATATCGTGCTCGGTGCCGGCGCTATCGCAATGAAAGCCTATGCAGTGGCCACCGGCGCCGCCGGGGCGGCGATGGCTTTTCTGACGAGCCCCATCACGTTAATCATCGGCGCGCTGGCGCTGGTCGCCGCCGGCGTCTGGTATGTGATCCGCAACTGGGACACGCTCAGCGCTGCCGTAATGAATACCGAAGCATTTCAGGCACTGGTTACGGTGTTTGAGTGGGTCGGGGGTGTTATCGGTGACGTGTGGGACGGTATCCGGGCGGGCTGGGATGCGGTTGTCGATTATTTTTCTGTGCGTTCGCCGGTCGAGGTTTTTCGGGATTTTGCCGGGGTGATTCGGGGTGTTTTTAGCAGCCTGTGGGATTACCTCAAATCGTCATTTGGTAGCGTATACAACTGGATAGCGGAAAAACTTAATAAAATTCCGGGCGTCAATATTGACCTCAAAGGCGGCGGTGAGACGCCCGGACCGGCAGCGCCGGCCGGCATGACGCCACCGGCAGCGATCGGGGCGGGGGGCGTTGGCAGAGCCGTGGCCGCTGCCGGCAAGGTCGATAACAGCCGGCATGTGGGGACAGTGAATATTTACCCGCAGAACCAGGAGACTTTCGACTCACTGCTCGAATCAAGGGAGCTCGCCGCCGGATGAATGACGAAAAGCAACTTTATTTCGACCTGAAAATCACCGCCGGTAATTTCACCCTGGACTATGCCGGCGAGCCCGGACTATGCAACAACCGAAACAGCATTGCGCAGGACGTTGTGCACATGATTATCGAGTCGGAGCTCAGTAAAAATTTAGTCGCTGAGCGCAGCCCGACGCTGCGTTACGACATTGCGCAGCAGCTCGAGCAGCTGGTCGAAACGGACGAGCGCCTCGTACCGGGCACGGCCACAATTGAGGAGATGGGCGCCGGCACCTGGCTGATAACTGCAGACACATGGGAATTTGGGCCGCTGGCCAGCGAGATGACACTATGACGACAAGAAAACCCGACCCCGACTATGAGGCAATTCTCGCCGAGCAGGGCATGCCGGTGACTGAGGAGCAGGTCCGCAATGAGTTTAACGAGATTGTTAAAGATGCCGGCCTCATCACAAACACGTCGAGAATGTCCCCATTCTGGCGGCTCATAACGGCGATTATTACGCGGCCAGTCATCTGGCTTAAAAATGCTCTGGTCGAAACGGTGATGCGCAATGCCTGGCTGGCCACCGCCGGCGGCGTCTTTCTCGACCTGTTCGCCTGGGCGGTTAATCTCGAGCGTAAAGACGCGAGCGCCGCCGAGGGGGTTATTCGGTTCGCTAAATCTGATACGCAGCGCGAGGTTACCGTGCCGGCGGGAACGATAATCCAGACCGAGAGAATTAACGGCAAAATTCACCAGGTCATTACCACCGGCGATCGGACTATCGCCGCCGGCGTGGCCAGTGCATTGCTGCCGGTGGTGGCCGTTGAGGAGGGCGCCGGCGCTAACCTCGCCCCGGGCTATTACCGCATTCTGCCGGTGGCCGTTGACGGTATCGTGAGCGCGCAGAACGAGGAGGACTGGCTAACGGTCCCGGGCGCCGATATCGAGGCCGACGACGACCTGCGCGACCGCACCCGCAACCAGTTTAATCTGGTAGGGCAATATCATATCGACGCGGTTTATCGGGGGATGATTGCCGGCATTGCCGGGCTAACAACTGACCGGATTTATTTTGAGCATGACGCACCGCGCGGACCCGGTACCGCTAACGTTTATTTGCTGCTCGATGCCGGCGTCGCGAGTACGCCATTTATCCAGACTGTGAACAACTATGTCATGACGCAGGGCAACCACGGCCACGGCGACGACGTGTTATGCATCGCCATGCCGGAGACCCGGCATGATATCCGGGCCACGGTGTATCTTTACGCGTCCTCTTTGCTCAATGACGACGAGCAGGCGGAGTTGCTGCGCAACGTTACAAACATGATTCGCTGTGCGTTCCGCGAAAACAGCGACTATCAGGTCGAGAAAACGTGGCCTTATAACCGCTTTTCAATGTCCCGTCTCGGTGAGGAGATTCACCAGTCATTTGCTGACGTTGAGTCGGTGGTGTTCTCGACCGGCGATATTCTCAGCGACCTGAACGTGCCCCGGCTGGGCTCTCTGGTGGTGGTCTATGGCTGAGATTAAATTCCCGAACATCACCGAAACCCTGCCGGTGTGGATGAACAAAGGGGAGCCGCTGACGCTGGCGCACGCATCGCGCACTTGGTGGCAACGTGTCGCCAGCTGGCTGGCGTTTCCGCTGGCGCAGATTGACGTCGACACCTGCGACGAGCAACTGCTCGCCCTGCTGGCCTATCAGCGCGATATCGAACGCTTTGAGGGTGAATCTCTCGACCTGCTGCGCCTGCGGGTCAAATACGCGTTTGTTAACGCCCGGGACGCTGGCAGCATCGCCGGCTTTGCCCGGATTTTTGAACGGCTGGAAATTGGCCAGATCCAGCAGCTCGAGCGCCAGCTGCAGTATGAGTGGGACGTGATTTTGATTCGTATCAACGACGCTCAGCTCGCACGCGATAACACGCTTATGATGAAAATTATCAGGCAGTACGGTCGCACCTGCAGGCGCTATTTTTTCGATGTTCTTAACGAAAAGTCGGCTTATATCCACGGAGGATGCTTTGATAATGAAGCGCAATATTGGTCTGCGCGGGCAATTGTTCGCCCGACGAGTGTGACGGCCACGCCAGCAACGCTTTCACTGGCTCCCGGCGATTCCGGGATCGTGATTGTTGAGGTTTTCCCGGAAGACGCGGAAGACCACAGTTTTTCAGTGTATTGCTCTGATAACAGCAAGATTTCAATAGTGGTTAAAGGCAGTCAACTGGTTGTAACTGGCAAAGTGCGCGGTGATGCAACAATCACGATTGTGACCAATGACGGCAATTTAACGGCGATGGTTAATGTCTCTGTGGTGGCGGTTCTTAAATTCGTTACCCACATCGACAGCGCAACCAGACCAATATTTTTTGCTCATATGGATGAAGATTTCACCATTGATTACGGTGACGGCATTGACAGTCGAGAGTACCGCTTTGATCCGGCCAACGCTTCTTGGGGATGGGTTATCTCGACCCGTGAACTGGAAGAGGGGAAGGAATACACCATAACGGTTAAAAACACGGAAACCGCCAGTTTCCAGCGCACTGTGGGTAACGTTTCAGTGACGTTGAACCCCGTGCAGGAAGTCATTCTTTTGACGGGAGAAAGGGACAATCTTGTTTCTTTCGCGAGTGGCGCAACTGGCCTTTACAAGGTCCACGCCGGGGCTTTTGACGATCTGCCAAATATCCAGAAATGTACCTCCATTTTCCGGGGCTGCTCGTCGCTGACTGAACTGCCAGAGGGTTTATTCGCGCGTTTTACTGGTGCCACAGATTTCTCGGCGGCGTTTTATGGCTGCACGGCACTGGCTGCTGTTCCTGATGGGCTGTTCAGCGAATTATCGCAGGTGACGCTATTCACCTCTGTGTTTGAGAACTGCGCGCGGCTGCTGAGTGCTGGCAAAAACACATTCCGGGGTTGTGCTTCCGCGACGCATTTCACCAGTGCGTTTTCGGGATGCACATCCCTTATCGATACCGGGGCGGGCATTTTTGACGGGTGTGTCAGTGGCAATAACTTCGGTTATACCTTCGATGGATGCCGTGCGCTGACAACATTGTCAGAAGATTTATTCAGCGATGTGCCTGGTGGCGTCTTTACGGCGATTTTCAGGAACTGCACGGCGCTGACGCAGCTACCGCCGCGCCTGTTCCGCAACTGCCTGGAAGCTACGCATTTCGGCGGGGCATTCAGTGGATGCACGCAACTGCTTTCTGTGCCTGATGAATTCTTTAAGGATTTACCCCTGGCTAACCATTTTGGAACCGTTTTTTCCGGCTGTTCTTCACTGGTAAAAGCGGGAAAAGCTGTGTTTTCTGGCTGTGCGCTTGCGCAAACATTTTCCTCTGCTTTTTACTATTGCCGTGTTCTGGAAGACGTGGGCGATGATATTTTTGAGGGGTGTGTCAGTGCAACTACCTTTGCCAGCGTCTTCAATAGTTGCACAGCATTAACGGCGCTACCGTCGTTTGTGGACTGTAACAAGGCAACGAGCTTTGACCGGGCTTTCTATGCCTGTTCTTCACTGACAGCCGTCAGAGCAGAGGCCTTTGCAGGTAAATCACTGGTCACGACGTTCTATTACGCATTCACCCAATGTACATCCCTGAAAAGCATCGGGGCCGGGGCATTCCGTGACTGTAGTTCCCTGACTAATCTGACCTATACATTTATGGGCTGTACGGCGCTGGTATCGCTGGCCGGGGATATGTTTGCAGGATGCAGCAAAGTGACGAATGTCACCGGCCTGTTTAACCAGTGCTCGGGCCTTGCCGTACTGCCTGAAAAGTTGTTCAGCGATCTGACCTCTCTGACGGCAATGGGGAGCACCTTCCAGGACTGCACCGCGCTGGCCGCGCTGCCGTCCGATCTGTTTGCGGGGTGTGTCAACCTGACTTCCCTGACGCTGACGTTCTCCGGCTGTACTGCGCTGGCGGTATTGCCTGCTGATTTACTGAAACATAACACCCTGCTGATCAGTGCCGGTTCTACGTTCTACGGCTGCGCGGCGCTGGTGAACATTCCGCCGTCGCTGTTTGCCTCGTGCCCGCTTATCACCGCATTTGGCGCAACGTTCCAGAATACCGGCGTGGTGGAAATACCGGAAAATCTGTTCAGTGGTAACCCGCTGGTGACGGCCTACGGCCAGACCTTCAGGGGATGTAAAAACCTGCGTTCAGTTCCTGCCGGTCTTTTTGTCGCCAGTATCAACGCCACGACATTCACCAGTGTGTTTGCCGATTGCGTCGCACTGGAAGAGGTCGGGGCCGGTCTGCTGAATAACTTACCGGCCACGACAATCGGCTACCTGTTTGACGGCTGCCCGCAGCTGAGAACCAATGTCAGCACGATATTCAACCTCAGCAGTTATTCGACGATTGTCACCACGACGGCCACATTCAGGGGATGCTCTGCCCTCACGGGTAAGGGCCTGGTATTTATGGGCAAAGTGCCAAATGTCACAGCGCATTATTACGCGTTCTACAACTGCACAAGCCTGGACGATTTCGCAGATTTACCCGGTAACTGGATAACGAATAAATTATGAAAACATTCAATCAAATTAAAAGCCTGATCGGATTTTGCCAGACCGATGAATTTTTCCTGGAATACCTGCAAAAGCTTCAGGGCGCGGGGGTTATTCAGGTGGTTGATGGCGATATTGACGCTGAAAATAAAACGCTGAGTGATGATTTTTATTCGCGGCTGGCTGACGTTTACGGCGTAAGTTCAGATGATGAACTCTCGCCAGTGGTAACAATTCAGGAGTAGCGATATGTCTCAGAGTGTCATCACTAATGCATTCTCCCCCTGGCTGGCGGCGCGCCTTGCAGATAGTAAACCGGCGAGGCCTGACAGGATGGTTTTCGCCTGGATCGAGGGACAGGATGAAAATGCAGAGATAAACCCGGATGAGCAACTGCCAGCAAAAAGCCTCATTACGCATACTGCCGATATCGTTCACTTTGGCACGCTCAATGAGCGGGCCTTTGTATGCTCGGTTGTGCTTGATACAACCGTGGGAAACTGGCGTTACAACTGGATCGGCCTGGTTGACAGTGAATCAGATACCCTGTTGATGATTGTCCACACGGCTAAACAGCAAAAAATCAAGACCGCTGCCGGGATCCAGGGCAACACACTATCACGCAATCTCATGATGGAGTTTTCCGGGGCTGCGGCGGCATCTCAAATTGCGGTAACAGCGGAAACGTGGCAGATCGACTATAGCGCACGACTGCGCAGCATGGACGAATCGCGCCGGCTGGCGTGCGTTGACTATTACGGCCCGGCAGCGTTCGACGGTGACGGGTTCGCCGTATCGGTTGCCGGCGGCGTGGCCACCGTGGCGCCCGGGCTTGGCTATGTCGGCGGGTTGCGCGTTTTACTGGCGCAGGCCACTACGGTCTTAGCGGCAAACACGACGGTTTGGGTCGATGCAGTCTGGTCCGGCACGACCGTCGGCGCTTGGTCGCATACGTTTACGATTCGTACCGGTGCAAGCCTTGAGGACTACGTCGACACGGCGGGTTATCAGCATTATGTGGCCAGGATAGCCACTATTGCCGGCGGTGTCGTGACCGACCAGCGCTTGCCGTTTCCGCTGCAGCGCATCGAGCAGGAGCTCAACGACCTGGACGTCTACGACAAAAGCGAGGCCGACGAGCGATTCCTGCAGGTTGCGAATAACCTCGCAGATTTAGACGACGCGAAAAAAGCCCGGGAATCGCTCGATGTGCACAGCAAAGGCGAAGCCGACGAGCGATTCCTGCAGGCTGAAAATAATCTCTCTGATTTAGAGGACAAGGCAAAGGCCCGCGAAAATCTTGGTTTTAATATTCCAGACGGGCCCGTATTTCGCGCCATTATCGACGCGGTTTTTTGGGTCGGACGGTCGGTTATTTCGGATAGCGACCCCGGGACGCGTTACACCTGGCAGACGTGGCGTGATCTGAGCGCAGATTATGACGGGCGTGTGTTGCGTATCAGCGATGCAGCCATGAAAACAGGCGGCAGCAATTCGGTAAAAGTTGAAGGTGATAACCTTCCTCCACACTGGCACCGCTCCGGCGACAGGTCGCCGGGTACGGTGTGGGACCCTAACACCACGCACGGCACCGATAATCAGAAAAGCGGGCCACTTGCCATGACTGAGGGGACCTATATTGATGCGGATGGCCGGACGGAATCCACGAATAAACCCTTAGATGTGACAAATGAATATGTCACCGTCAGAGTATGGCGCCGTACTGCGTAGGGGGTTCTATGTGGCAGAAAAAGACACTCACCCCGGCCGCTGCGGACGTTGTCTGCTCAACGATTGCAATCAGCCCGTGGACGCCCGGCGCCGGTCATCGTGAGGATTCCGGGCTATACCTGAGCCCAGATAACGCCGTCGCGGTCGCCGCGTCGCGGCTGGCTGGCGCGCCGACTGCGCTCGATGTTACCGCGCTATTGTTTACAGCGCCGACGGTGGCCGCATTCGCCGATGTGCTATCGACTGCGGCTGCAGTTTTCCCCCTGCAGCAGATTAACGAGGTATACCGCCGGGCAAATACCGCGATATCTCTCGCTGAGTCTCGCATGCAGATACCGGCCCGGGCCGGTGGCCTGCCGGCTGAGGCGCCGTTGTCGGTCTCCACAATGCGCGCGGCCGCAGCGGCCGGCTCAATTGTCAGCGCAGGCAGCAGCGCCCCGGGAGATATAGCCGGCGCGCTGCAGGCGTTCGGGCAGCAGCGAGCCAGCCTGCTGGCGGCAGCAAAGCAGCAGCTGCAGCAGCTAGCTGCCGACAGTGTGGACGTGTGGACCGTCTCCACCCTCAAAAACACCGCCGGCGCTGTCAGTGAAATGCGCGATTCTGTACCTAATCCCGACCATGTTTTCGCGTTGTGCGTGGTATTTGCCGGCGTGGACCTGTCAGCATTACGGGGGATGTTAAAAGATGGCTGATATTGAGCTCGCGCTGAGCGGGCAGGCGATTAACCTCAAAGACCTGGAAGTTACGTTGTCGATGAAAATCGCGGATAAGGACCAGAGCGGCCAGGCATCGAGCGCGGCCAGCTCCGAGCAGGGTGTCAAAGCAAAAGAATTCAGGGTTACCGGCCTGATTGATTACGGCAATGAGGCCCATCTCGCGGAGATTTTCGCCCTTGCCGAGGCAAAAGACGCCGGTGGCAAAAGCGTAAAATATCGCGTAAATCACAATCTTGCCCGGGCGGTTAAATTCCGTGAGGCGGTATTCTCCGGCGAAGTCAGCGCCCCGAAGGAAAGCGATCTGATGGCGTATCGCGTCACGTTCACGCTGAAAGAGTACGTGAGCACTGCAGAGAAAAGGGCGCAAGCGCAGGCTGGCGGCGCGACGCAGGCGCAGGTGCAGACTGCGCAAGGGACCAGCGCGGCCACCGATACACCGGCAGATCTGGGCTGGTTTGAAAAGGTGCTGCAGCGGGTTGACCGTGCTATCGGCCCCTACGACAGCGAGGGCGACAAATGAAACCGACCGTAGAGCTTCATATCGGTAATGCGCCCGCGCACGTGGCAGATTATCGCCTGTTGCTTGAGCTGGGCGGCTGTGGCCGCGGGTTTATCACTGCTGAATGCGACGCAGACTGCACCGGCGAGCTTGTGCGGTTGAATCTCGGTGTTAACGAAACCGTTTATCGCTGGTTTGTGGGCTACGTCGAGCGTTGCGGGCCAGCTGAAAAGGGCTACAAGCGCCTGTTTGTACGCGAGCTGGTCGGTGTGCTGGCAAAAACGTGGCCGGTATCGCTGCAGCACCCGACGATGCGCGACGTCTGCGCGGCCATCACGGCGCAGACTGATATCGCGTTCGCGTTGCCGGCCGCAGATTACATCGATAAAAAAATCCCCCACTTTAAAGCCGCCGGCAGCGGATACGCCCTGCTCGACAGCCTGGGCGGCGCATTTTCAGTACCGGATTATTGCTGGTACCAGCTCGCAGACGGCACCGTCTACGCTGGCAGCTATGCCGATTCACGATTCGCCGGCGCACCGGTGGATATTCCCGAGGATTTTATCAAGGCCGGCAGCAGCGGCAGCGCCATGCAGCTGGCCATTATTCCGGCTATCCGGCCCGGGGTCATTGTCAACGGTCGCAGAATTCACCAGGTCGAGATTGACGGCGCCGATATGTTCCTGCGCTGGCAACCGCTCACCGAGAGCGGCCGGCCGGCGTGGGACTCACCCGAAAAGCGCCAGATTGACCGGGCCTATCCTGAGCTCGCCGCCGGCCTGCACCTGCCGCGCCGCGCCCGGGTCACCGGCCCGACGGACGTCGCCGCACTGGGAGACCAGGCCGACCCGTTCCGGCCGCGTTATGCGGTTAACCTGCAGCTGCTCGATGCTGACGGAAACGACGCCACGGCGCCGGAGCTCATCGCGGTACCGTTGCCGGTGCCGTTCGCTGGCGCCGAGGGCGGTCTTTATCAATTCCCGGGCGAGGGTACGCTCGTTGAGGTGGCATTCAGCGACGGACGGTCAGACCGGCCATTTATCCGACAGACCCTGCAGGATGACCAGCCGCTGCCGGCAATCAAGCCCGGCGAGCAGCTGCAGCAGCAGCGTGCCGGCGTGAGTCAGCGGATCACCACCGACGGCAGCTGGCAGCGCGAGACCGACCAGGCTATCGAGGAGAGCAGCAGCTCGCGCAGCGTGACCAGCGACCGCGAGATCCGCGAGACTGTGACACGCAACGTACTGATAAAATCAACCGACTCGACGACCGTTCTCGGAATGGCCAGCCTGATGGCCGGTGCCGTGCTGCAGCTGGCTGATGGCGATTTTAGTGTCGGCGCCGCAGGCAAATACTCATTGCGCAGCGCTGAACTGCAGCAGGATATTGCCGGCGACGTGGTACTCAATGCCGCCGGACGACTGCAGGAGCGCATCGCCGGCATTCGTTCCAGTGTTGCGGCAGCGCAGCAGATCCAGGGCGACACGGTCACAATCGGCGACGGTAAGGTCAATCTCCTGGACTGCCTGACCGACACGCTCGATATTGTGCACGAGCTGGCCAGCCTGACGGCTGCGCACACGCACAGTAATACAGGTACACCAACGAATGCCGGCGCCATCGTGAACAACGCGCAGCGCCCGGTCGCACTGGCGGCAAAATACGGCCCGCTCATCGGCGAAAACTAAAAAACCTCCCGCACGTAAACGCCGCCAGCGCCATTCTGAGCCGCTGGCGGTTTTCTTGCTGTGATACCTCCAGTTAAACGTCTGCGCGCCTCCTGCGGGCGCTATGCGCTCCCCCTGTCCGCAATCCGGCGCAATTTGACCGCGTAAAAATCCGGCGACGTAAAATTCACACGCCCACCACGCCTGCGCGTTAAACATCTTGATATTTTTTCACTGCCCGGGCCGTGCAAAACCCCCGGCCGGGCCGCGCCACGACTGTGGATCGGCAGACGATCGCATGTTTCAACGTTTGCACGTTTTTTCAGATAGTTGCAGATACGGCGAGGATCAAATGATTTTTTGACTCTCTAATATGCTGATAATGCTGGATAAATAATTTTTACGTGCGATCTGGTTAAGTTATAAAGAGAAGAGTAAAAAAATATAATTATTTGAAAAACATAGATATTTAAGAATTTGCTCAATGAAAAGATTACATATCTCGGTACTGAGATATCAGTCACTTGTTGCATGGATGAGGCCAGCTCTGACGCCGCGTAAACGCCAGATTTTGATATTTACGTGAGAACACGCACCAGATCACTGTAAGTGAGAGTTACTTTGATTTCACTAACGATGCCGGGTTGTTTTTCTTCCATTTTGTCTATATGTTAGTATTGAAAGTGAGGTTATTTAGTGGTATAAGGCGCATCCAATACGGATGTATAAATATATAGATATATATTTCGCTGAAAACTTAATGAGTTGTCGGTGAGTCGATAGAAGAGCCTGATACCTGTTGACTCAGTCCTGTTGCTACGAAGATGATTTATGGAAAATTCTCTGCCATGGAACGGGTTTCTACTGTCTTAAATCAAAATTTATGCCGACAAGGGAGGCTGAACGATGGATGTTAACGCAGTGAATGCTGTGCTTAATTCCCATTGGGATGGTCGCTTGCCTGTGCGACCAGATATGATAGCCCATCAAATGGGAATTCAAGTGATGCCGTTAGTGCCTGATGGTAACAATGCCAACCAGTCGGGTTCTGCTGAAATAGTCAACGGCCGTTATGTGATTTCTTACAATCCTCAAGATTCACACAATAGGATTAGGTTTACGCTGGCTCATGAGTTGGGCCATCATGTTTTGGGTCATACCCAACATGGCCGGATGTTCAGGGAGTACACTAACCCGGACTGGAACAGCGGAAACTACTTTGAGGAGAGAGATGCAAACAGTTTTGCAGCTGAATTGCTTATGCCAAGAGAAGCTATCTCTATGATTATTAATAGGGATAAAATTTATTCAATTCCGGCTTTAGCTAGTCAATTCGGTGTGTCTGAGGAAGCCATGTACTGGCGAGTTAAAAACCTGGGATACATGAGTTGA